CGCAGTTAATGCGTGCAAACTCGCTCTTAGTTCCGGTGTAGTCATCGGCGGAGGCGCAACATTATATGGTGCGGCTAACGAACTCGATGAAGTAGGAGATGTAGCAGACCTATTTAGGGATGCTTTGATAACGCCTTTACATACTATCGCACAAAATACGGGTGTGTCGGACAATGTATATAGACCGAGATTACCCCTTCTAAGAGAGGCTTTGCTTAACGGCGAAGCAAAGTATATGTGCGGTATTACCGGACTGATTAAAGATGCAAAAGAAGATGGCGTGCTTGACCCTATGCAGGTAGTCTTGAACAGCCTTGAAAGCGCAGTATCAATCGCCTCATTGGTTTTGATGACCGATGCGGCTATCATCGCACCGAGCGATTAGTTTATATCCGTAATAGATGAGGGAATAATATGAGTTGGGGAACGCAAGCACCACAGCAGACGACTGAAACTAAGACCGCAGAACCGAAGATGCAGTTCGATGAGAACTACTATCGGAATCTGTTTGATAATAACCGTGTGAATACTATTCAACACCGCATGGCTTTTGTCGGGCATGAGAATACTCTCAAGACCGGACTCGCCCTGTCGTTGTTAGAAGAAGAAATCAATGCGGGCAAAACCGTTTATCTTTTCGATATAGATAACTCGGCTAAATCAACCGTTGATGTTGTTTATCCAAACAACCCTAACATCGTAGTGCTACCGCTACACGATGAAACCGATGATTCTATCTTCGATGAAGATAACAATGTGGATTACAAAGCCTTGCTTGATAAGACCTCATGGTATGTAAATATACTTGCTGATAAAGTCAATGAGGACCCCGATTCAGTCGGTGGAATCATCTTTGACGGCGGTTCGACTTTCTTAAAGTGGTGCGAACACGCTATGCGTGCTTCGTTGTTATCACGCGGTATCATTGAAACCGAAGACGGTACATTCAATCAGAAAGAATGGAGAGAGCGCAACAGACTTTACAGAAATGTCCTTACTCGACTACACAGCCTCAATGTGGCTAAGGTGTATTTCACTTTCCACCTAAAGGGCGTGTCCGAGTATTTGGATGACGGCACAGGTAAGAAGGTTCTAATGACTGTCGGCCACAGGCCGGAGTGGGAGAAGGGTACTATGAGAAAGTTCTCACAGCAGATATTCCTATCACGATACCAAAAGAAGGCTGACTTAGCCGCAGGTGTCGAGGGCGATAGAAACCTCAAGGATGACGAGTGGGTTGTCCGAGCAAAGATTGAGGAGATGAAGGGTCAGCACATTGAGAAGGTCGGCTCAGTTCATGATATCGCACGAATTAAGGATGGAAAGTTTGAGTTCATTGGTCTTGAGTGGTTGAAGTGATTACTGTTGATACTGATTCATTGAGATGGCTTCTCACGCTTGCTCAACGCAAGCATACAATTGACGGCTCAAGCCACGCGCAATTGTATAGTGTTATCCTAAAAGCAAGTGGGGGTCGCCTCTCATTCTGTTCTTTAGTAAAGGATGGCGTATCTTCGTTGATGCGTCTATCTATACCCTGTGCAGGTCAAGGCGAAGTCGTCATCACCGATATAGACACAACATTAGGTGTCTTGAAGTATCACGGTGGAGTCTTGACTATAACTCCTTCACAGGATAAGATTAGGTTCAAGTCATCTAACAAACAGACTACACTATCCGCGAGTAAAGAGGCTAAGGCTTTCCCTCACACCCCATCAACAATTGCACAATGGGCTGAGAAGTCTAATACTCTTGCGGAAAAAATAAATGTTGATGATTTGACCTATACTACTAACGATGGTAATAAGATAGAAACAACATGGAACTTTTCCGACATACCGACTACTGCTCTTTACGAAGCATTCCGTTGCGACTCTATGAACGGGCAGAAGTTCAACAAATACGAAGTGCTGTTTGACTCACCTGCCGATTTGGAAATAAGAGTCGGCGGGGAACTAAAGGGTAAGACGCACACGATGATAAAGGACATACATTGTAATACCGCGTATGGTTTTTGTGCTACCTATGGTGGCGGTCTTGAGCATATCTTTCAACACTTGAACAGCGACATAGGCATCCATGTTTGGGATTTCACAGAAGCAGGTATGGGCTACCCTATGCTAATCACGCTTGGAGATGGCGACTACATCTTTCAAGCATCACAACTTTAGGTGATGTTATGCCGATTTGGGATTTAGATGTTTTGAGAAGTCGAAAGATAGGTGAGGAGAAAGTAGCATTTCTTATAAGCCAAATCAGATTACCGCCGAGCGGAACCGAAATAATTACATGGAGAGATGAAGACGGTTTGCGGTATGTCGCTAATGTAAAGGTTAGGGTTGAATTAGACCCCGACTATCAAAAGATGTTTGCGTTGAGTATGGAGAAAAGACAAGACGAAGTGTTTATATCCGAGAACTTAGGAACAGAAAACGAAAACGAGGACTTAACATGATAGCAAACAGAAGTTGGCGAAGGGTGCAGACCGAAAGCGGTATGACTTACTTAGACATAAACGAAGTTGTAGCCGTAACGAAGAAAGAAAGCGATTACGATATACACATGAGTTCGGGAACAATCTTTACGACACCGCACTTGATGCCGTTTATGGAAAACTTAATGGCGTGATACTATGGGGCAATACACACCACCGACAGAAGATTGCGCTAACTGCAACGCTCGCTTCTCATGGTTGTTTGTTGATAGCATAGCAGAAGGCGACATTTACGAATGCGAAAAGTGTAATAACATTATTCTAAAAGTATTTGAAGTGATTGAAGATGATAATTGAAAGCAAAGGCAGAACTGTTATCGTTAGGGGTCGTGATAATGCTGGTAAAAGATACGAGAAAAGTATTACGGGTCATTGGCCGTATTGTTTTGTTAGGACTGAGGATGCCGAGTATGCCGCCGAAGGAGTAGCCGTTGAACACGGCTACACCGGACTTTACGGCGAAGAACTATCTAAGATTACTTGCACATCTGACTTTGATGTAAAGCAGATAGCAAAGCGAGAACAGACATGGGAGGGCAACCTACCCTATGTTAATCAAGTAATGGCTGACTACATCAACGCGGGCAACCCACGCTTTGAGAACTACAAGCACCGCACATGGTATCTCGATGCCGAGTGGTCGCCCTCAACAGGGAAACTACGATGTATTGTGGTCTATGATAACTTTAGCGAAAAAGAATATGTGTGGTTTGTGCATCACGGCATAGAAGAAGAAAAAGACGGTAAGGGTGTGCCGTTCAAGTCCTTCGGTGATTTTGAATATGAAACGCCCGCTATGGCTTTCCCTACCGAGAAATCTATGCTTATCCATTTCTTGCGACATATCAAGTCTTGCGACCCCGACATCATTACCGGATGGTTTGTTGTCGGAGCGGATGTTAAGACAATCATAGAGAGATGTCGCGCCAATCATCTATCCGAGTATTCTCTATCCCCTATGCGTAAGATTCGATATGAATATAAAGATTGGTCGCAACCTATCGTTGGTCGTAATTGTATTGACTTGATGTTAGCCGTATCTAAACTATGGGAGTTGAAGAATGGAAAACTACCGTCATACAAACTCGATGATGTAGCCTACGAAATATTAGGGGAAAAGAAAGTTGAGTTGGAACACGGACACGATACATGGTTTGAAGATAAGCCGCTGTATATCCACTACTGCCGTCAAGATGTTCGGTTGTTGCCCAAATTGGATGAGGCCGTGAATGCTCTTGACTACTACACATCGCTACAACATATCGTTCAATGCGATATTCGTTCAACACCGTTTATCACACAGATGTTCACACAGTTAGTCTTAACAGACCCCGACTTCGACCGAAGAATCCCATCGAAGCCACAGTTCGATAAAGTGGATTACGAAGGCGCAGACATCTTAGATGTGAATGCGGGAGTCTATGATAATGTGGGTATCTTAGATATTAGAGCCATGTATCACAGCAACGCAGATAAATACAATATCTCATGGGACACATTAGATGAAAACGGACAGGACTGCGGGAACGGAACTAAGTTCCGGCAGGGAAAGAAGGGTTTGTTGGTCCGACAGATGGATAAAATGACTGAACTTAGAAATACCTTTAAAATAAAAATGATTATGAGCGAGGGGAACAGGCGGGCAAAGTGGGATTGTATGCAGTTCGCCGCTAAGACTCTCGTTGCTTCTATGTATGGAGTGGCGGGAGATGCTAAGTATGGAATGTATCACCCCGAAATAGCCGCCGCTATCACCCACACATCACGAAACACATTGGGAGAGTTGATGATTGAAGCACAGCGCGTTGGCTTTGATGTTATCTATGGGCATACCGATTCGGTATTCTGCACTATACCTTCACCCGAAAAGGGCATGGAACTTTTACCGCAAATAAACGAGAGAATGTCGCCTATCGTGGTCGAGTTTGAGAAATGGTGTAGTCGTTTAATCATGGTTGCTAAGAATCGCTACACAGGTAGGGTTGCATGGACTGATGGAGAATACCATGAGCCGAACATTTATGTTAAAGGTATTGAGATGAAGCAGTCAAGGATGCCGCCCGTGATGAAAGAGGCCATGAATACTACCATATCGGGCATACTAAATGGCGAATCTGAAATCCGTATCACAGCGCGAAATTTATCTCTAATAGACAGTATATTAGGGGGTAAAATAGACCCGTTAGAATTGTGTATGAAGGGAAAGATAGAGCGCGACCTTTCTAAGTATAAAGTTCTCTCCGGTTCGTCTGCTGCGGCAGCGTGGGCCAATGAGTTCTTAGGTAAAGGATATCGAGGTGGCTCATTCTTCTTAGTTAGTATCAACGAAGACGGTAAATACATTGGTTTTGACGAGCCTTCTGAAATTGAAGGTATAACTAAAATTGGCGCAAAAGTAATGACGGATAGATTTATCATAAAGAAAATAATGCCTTACTATGAATTGGCGGGTTGGGATGCACAGCCTCTCTTAAATGCACAGAACGGTTTGAGTATGCAACAATGGATATAGAATTATTTATATGCGTGATAATGTGAGGAGATATTATGGCTAAGAAAGTGAATGCCGAAGACTTTGAGAGATTTGTTAGAGAGGTA